TTAAAATTTTGATTTTTAACATTCATATATAAACCAGGTAATTGGCTTATTTCTTCAAATCCAATTTCTCCTGCCGTTTGCAAAAAGTCAGTTGACTCTGCGGTTATATCTAAAACAGTAACTTTTTCTACTCGCGTTAAAGCTCCACTTACATCTGCTTTTACTATTAACGTTTGACCTTTAGTAACCTTGTTAGCGTTATCACCTTCTAATTTAAAAAAGATCATATTATCACTTGGCCTTACATAATAAAAATTAGTATATATAATTTCATACGATCCTAAACTTGGCTTAACAACAAACTTATATTTTTTAGCCCAATAAGGAGCTTTACTTTGTATAGCTACTTTGATTTTATTTACAGAAATAGAATTTGCTGGTTCTATATAAACTGTATTATACTCTGAAACTAATACTGTTGATGCTCGAGCATACTCATCCGTGTATACAATACCTGTTTCATAATCTCTATTACTATGTAAACTTGTAGTATTATTGTCTGATGTAAAAGTAATATCACCACTTACAAATCTAAAAAACTCAAACATATTAGTAGTTATAGGAGCTGATGGATTTGTAGCATCTATAGCTTTATACTGCATAGCAATAGTTTGCAATTGAAATGTATTTGATCCTGGAGCTGCTCCAGACAAAAGAAAACCTTGTTGATTTGTTGCGTCAGTTATACTACTATTAAATTTAGTAAAAGTACAAGTGTCTGCTGGTACTGATAAATAATTATTAAATAAATCAGTTAAAGAGCTTCCAGTATCTGCTGCTGCTAAAGTTTGAAATCTACCATCAGCTAATATACCTGTTCCTATCGCTTCCTCAAATTGAGAAGAAGTTATAAAATCATATACAGAGGTGTAAGCTTGTGATAGTGTAATATTAACACTTAATGCAAAAACACCGTTAGAAAAATTTTCATTAGCTACAAAACAAGTTGTTGAAGTTGTCCCTGTTCTTTTAGAATGTTCTAAACGAAAAGATAAACCTATTACAGCACCTTGTTTTAATTTATTTGCAATATTTGATAAATCAACTGTAATAGCACTATTTTCAATACTTTCTGATGTTCCTGAAAGCGTGTAAGTTATCCCGTTCCCAGGTGAAGGGGAAGGAGATATATTTAAAAAATCCACATTACTGGATACATAAGAAGTAGTGTAATCTAATGAAATATTTGATCCTTCAGAACTATTTCTTCTAAAATCATACCCATCTATAAAGTTTCCATAAAACAATCTATTACTCATTAAAGTTTGAGCTTTTGCTACAAGAGGTACATTGTCGTATAGTCTTAATAATTCATCACTACCTATAGTGGTGTAAATTTTGCTATTTGTAAAAGAATAACTTTTAGTTGTGTTGTCAGCCCATCCGTAATCTTCTTTTTTAAATCTTTCTATTACAAAAATACTATTAGAAGTAGTTTCTTTGTATAGTAAGTCTATTTCTAAAACACGACTACTACCTGTGCTAAATGTTATAACCGCACCATTGTAGCGATTAACCATTCCTTCATTTAAATAGTTTCTTGTATCAAACGAAAAAGTACTTGCTGCAAATGCAGGTTTTGTAAATAAAGAAATAGCACTATATTGATTATCTAAATAACGATACCTATAAGCAAAACAAACAAAGCGTTCTTTTAAGTAATTTTCATTTCCTGGTAAATTAATTAATTGTACAGTTGGCACTGGTAATGGAGAGTTGTTTCCTACAATATCTTCAAAACCAGGTGGCTTTACTATTACACTTATATCTTCTTCTACTATTTGATCAACACCACCAACAGGTTCTGGATAATTTCTTCCAACATTAATCATACGAGGAGGATTTAAATCGTCTGTAAAAAACAACAATTCTCCATCTACTAAATCTATACCTGTTATTAAATTTTCGCTATTAAAATTCAATACTGAAGTAGAAATTATATGATATCGTAAAACTTGATTAGTAGTATTAAACGACACAATAAAATCAACAGGACCTCCTTTTTGAGTATTTGTAGGATCATTTATAAACCAATATAAGTTTTCCCTTGTCCCATCTTCATAAGCACCTATACATTTAGCGTTGGTAGATAATCCAAATCCTAAATACTGTACTGTAGTTAATTGTTCATTTCCTCTGGAATTTTCTACAGCACCTATTTCGGTAGTTTCTGTAGAACCTAAACGAACATTCATTGCGTCAATATATTCTCCTGGTGGAAGAAGTCTTTCGTCCACAGATTTATTCATTCTACCTGCAATAAAATTAGTGTTAACTATTGGCATATTATTTTATCCATTTATTCTGGCCTCTTAAATTCATCAAGAGTCTTCCAGGGTGTATATTACTTAGTCTAATCTTTGCGTTTCTTAATAAAGAAGATTTATCTTTTCTTGCTCTATTAATAACATATTCTGTTACGCCTAATCTTCCGTTTAAAATAGAATACTTAATATAAGCATATATATATTCTTCAAAAAGTTTATTTACATGAACATCTGTATCTACTCCGTTTTCCATTCCGTCTGAAACATACTCTAAAACAATAGATGAAGAAGCTATTATATTGCTAAAATTAATAACACCTGCTTGTTTGTTAATTGTAAATGTAGGATTTGAATTTGCTGTTTCTGTATTTAAACCAAAACGCGCGCCTACAGCATAACTAAAGCACCATACACCATCTATACACCATCCTTCTGAATTATTGTAAGGGCTGCTTGAGTTTAAATATATACTTGGAGCTGTAGCAGACATTTGTTTTAAATTCAACTCTGACTCTTGAGGGCTTAATGCATTGCCATTTTGATCAAATAAAACATTTGAATCATTATCTTGTAAATATGCAGAAGACCAATTAGTTTGAATGTTTTCTGACAATGGATGTAATGTACCATTAACGTATTGGGAAATACGTACCCAATTCACATAATCTGGAGGCAATACAAAACGTAGTTGATTAGTAATGTCTAACTGAAGGATTTTAATTTCCTTCATTGCATCATAATTTAATTCTTGTATACCTCTTTTAGCATGAAATAAAATTTGATACCTTTCAATATTGTTTATCAATTCGTGGTTTCCTTGATACATTAACATAAAATTATTAACTATATCTGATAAGGAAAGAAATTGATAAGAACCCCAATTAGTATTTGTTGGAGCAGTACCTGAGTTTTGGTAATATGCGTAATCGTTTATATATGCCATAATTATTGTTGTTGTATTTGTTCTGCATTTTCTTGATCTTTCCCAAACGCTAACACATCAGCTTCTCTTATTTCAAGACCAACATATTGACAAATTTTAGCTATTAATATAGGCTCATCAGACAATGGTAATTCAAAGTCTTGATAATCTGCATTTGTAGGATCAAATAAAGGCTCTCCAGCTAATAAAGAAGCGTAAGTCCAGTTTGGCGTTAAAGGGTATCTAACGTACTGTGAGGTAAGCTGCCCTATTGTATTAATAGTAATTGGATAAGCTTCTGCTACAAGAGCATTTTGAGTGTATGCTGGATAACTTATATTTGGCTTCGTTAAAATAGAATTATTTAACATAGTAATTTTACTTTGCGCAACTCTTTCTGCTTCAACAATATTATTTGCTGAATATATGTTATATGTTTTTCCAACAGCATTCCACACTTGTACGCCTGGTGTTGTAAATACTAAAAGATTAGTTGCACTAACTACTTGTGAAATTGTAGTATTATAAACTACTCCTCCTGTAATTGTAGAGACTATGTCTCCAGCAACTACTCCTGCTGCAATAAAATCTGCTGTAGTGTCGTTTACCGCTACAGCACCGCCATTGGTCGAAGTTGTTACTCCTGCCGCTAACTCTTTAGTATATACCATCATTTTATTAATTAAATAATAATCAGATGGTAATGTATATAAGTTGGTCTGTATGTCTCCTACTTGAGTTGTAGCAGAGTTTAATAATGGAGTATTTACATAAAAAGTATCTATCACCTCTAATAAACCTTTTGAAATATCAGCGTATCCAGTCCCTGACTGCCTCATGTTTTCTTTTACTATTTGACTATTGTATGAATAAAAATAATCTTCAAACATATCCATTTGAGCTTGTTGAGCGTACAGATTAAAATCTGCTGGAGATATGTATCCGTAATTGTTTTTATTGGCTATAGCTAATACAGTATTTCGTACTTCGTTTATTGGCATAATTAATTCTTTTTACAAAGATAGCAAAAAAAAAGAGGCCCTATTTTTTTTAGAACCTCTCTTTAATTGTTTAATTAATGCTGTTATGCATTAACAATACTTGTTACAGCTTTTGGAAGATTTACCTCAAAATAAGGATTCTGCCAAGATGTAGCTAATGCTACTTCCATATTATCTAATATAGACGTGTAAACATCATGAGCTACTTGAGCCGCTGTTGTAACTGTTGTAGTAGTTCCATCAACATAATCAATTGTAACTGTTACTGCCGCAGCTGTTGCCGTAGCAACTGCTTTGACTCCGTCAAGACTAATTAATTGACCAGTAATAGGAGCGTTTGTAATTTTAAGAAATTTTGCCATTTTATAAAAAGTTTTTAATGGGTTAATAAAGTACAAAGATAGCAAAAAAAAAGCCACCCTTTTAAGGTAGCTAATTTCCAGTTAGTTAATTCTTATTATTTTTTATTCTTTAACTTATTTTTTAAAAGTTTAAAAACTTCAAGCCCCTCATCTGATTGCATAAAAGAAGCAATAATATAATTTGGATCTTCTCCATAAGGCACTGTAAGCATTTTCTTTTTATTGTTGTGTAGGTTATAATAAACATCTTTATTATTATTTCTATACGCTATAAATCCTGCCATCACAAATTGATGAATAGTATCCATTAGCTCTAACATTGGATCATTTATGGTATTCATAAAATCCTCTGGTCTTGCTTTTGCGTATAAAAGAATGTCTCTTTTTAATTCTGGTGTAGTCATGTTGTCTACGCCATTACCCATCAAAACTCTACAAACTGAAGTTAATTTATTTATATCTCCTGTTATTTTTTTAGCTTCTATTTGAGCATTTAACTCTGCTTCAACATACTCTAATTCTACAGATGCATCGCGTGAGTTGTTTATTTCTTCAAATACCATCCCATTGCTTGGGTGATAATGTAAAAATTGTTGTAATACTTGGTTTTGTTTTTCAACCATTAACATTCCGTCTTCAAAAACAATAGGTTCTAAAATTGCATTACCATCTTGTTCGTCCTCAAAAGGACTTTTTTGGTTTCTTGCATAACGAAGAGGTCTGTTAATACCTTGTTCATCATCAAAATGTAATAAAGGAGATCTACTTGAGTGTCTTGAAGCCAGCATATATGAAAGTGGATACTGGTTGCCTGTAAGTCTATAGGCTTTGTTTTCGTACTTTTCTTTTTGTTTTGTCATTATAATATAATTTAATTTGATTTATAAAAAAATAATAATTACCCTCGTCAATGTAACGAGGGTAAATATTACTACTATTTACTATGCATCTTGGAATAAGAAGAAGTTGTTTGCACCTAAAGTACATACAGCTCTTTCACTCAAGAAGTTTACTTCCATTGCATCCAAATCGCTATTTCTTGCACCACCAGCAGAACCAGTAATCCAAGTTTTGTAACGTCTGTCTTCAGTTTCAGAAGCTCTGTAACGAACGTGTAAGAAAGGACGTTTAGCGTTCTTTCCTAAGATTTGATCGTATACAGTTGTAGAACCAGCTGGAACTAAAAGTCCGTTGATTGCACCTGCTTTTACACCACCTCTCATAGTAGGATCGTTTAAGTATTTCCAGTCAGACTTGTAAAAGTCATACCCTCTACGGAATCCTGTGAAACCTAAATTAAGAGCCATGTCTTTATCATTATCAAATAAACCATAAGAAGTACCACCTGCTCCATAAGAGTTTTGTGTTGCTAACATATCGTCAATATCAAATGAGAATTGTCTGTTTACAAAAATTACATTTTCTTCAATAGATCCTTGCTTATCAAGTCTTTGAATTACTTGGTCAAATTGAGCTAAAGCAACTGGGTTTCCACCACCGAATACATTACCTCTATTTCCTACTACGTAGAAAATACCATCAGAACCTGAAAGATTAGCTGCACCTGCACCTACTCCTACACCTTGTAAGAAATCTGCTGCACCAGAAGCTGCGTCTGCTGGAACTGCTTCCACCATTGCTGTTTCTAAGTAATCTTCAAAACGTAATCTTGTATCGTGTTCAGATTTTAAATACCATAAGTATCCAGTTGCACCATTTTCAGATGTAATTTCAATCCAACCGATTTGAGCCATGTCAGAACCAGAAACAGAATATTTGTCTTTGATAATAATTGGCTTGTTATCAAAAATAAAGTCATCAGACTCATTAGATCCAACCATTCCGTTAGTACCTTTTGCAAATTCAGAACCATAGATAAAAATATCACATGATGTTGCTGCTGCCATTGCTTGACCACCAGCTTCATAATAAGCTACAGTAAAAGTCCCTGGGTTAGCTGATGTTGGAGCTACTTTGATAATTGCTTTATTTTGTAATGTTGATCCAGGCGTATTGTCTGAAATCATTACTGTTTGTCCAACTCTAAGTGTAGCTAAAACACCTGAATTAGCGTTTAACTGTGGATTAAAGTTAGTAGGGTTGTTAGCTCCTACTCCTGGAGCCGCACCAACACCTGGCACTGTCCAAACACCATCTACTGCAGCTGCTGCTGAAGCAGAAGTACATCCTTGATATTTAGTGTGTAATCTTCCTTGTTCCGCCCATTTGATAAGGTCAGAATTAGAAGGCATTTCAGCGCCTACCATTCTTAAGAATGATGCTACTGAT